CTAAATCAAAGTTACTAACTAAATCTGCCATACGATTGTTAGAATAGCTCTGTAAAGCCGATTCTAGCGTTGTATGGTATGAGATAGGCTTTTGTACGTCTATCTCATTTCCTTCTTTGTCTTTACCTTTTGCAAATGTTACAAGGGCGAATGAACCACCGCTAGAAGTGATTGCATAATTGTTTTGTAATCTAATCATTTTCTTTCTCCTTCATAAACACTGTCCATCGTGTTTTGCCTCTCTAATACAATTTAAATTGAGTAAAAATTCTTTCTTCAAAACGATTTGGTTTGCCTTTCTTTCTACAATTTTGTGCAAACTACATATTCTGCTATTATCAACTTCTGATAAGCAGTCAGATTCTTTTAAAACATTCTCCAACTCATCTTTATACTTTTTTAGACATTCTGTGTCATCTTCAATTTCTATAGTGTACATTTCAATTAAAGAATCAAGTTCTTCTTCAATCCTTGTTTTAATCATTGTTCTTGCTCCTTTAGCTTTTTAACAAATTCATCAGTTTCTTTTTTGATTTGCACCATTCTTTTAAGTTTTCTCAAACTTGCGTTTTGCTTTTTTCTCAGTTTATTCATAATTAATTCTTGTTCTTTTTTTGAATCATCCTCAAGCATTTGTCTAAATTGTTCTTTAACCTTTTTTTTATACTCTTCTTCTGTGAATCTGTTTTTTTCTAATAATTCTTTTTCTTCCATTTAAAAATCATCCTCCTTGTTTATTTCTCCTTTTCAAAATAAAACTTAATCTTCTTCTTTCTCTTTTAAATATTCCTCATATTTATCAACTATAAATTCATCCATCTCTTGTTTTGTGATTCCTAGACTTAATAATTCATCTTTGCAATTCATTCCATAGTTCCATGAATCCGTGTCCAAATAGTGTTCTAGTGAATTGTTCTCAACATCTAACCATTTGCAACGACATTCTAGAATGTGTTGCTTATACTGGTCTATTTTTTCGGCCAAATCATTTATTTCTTTTTTTGCTTGTGCAACATCTTTATCATGTGATTCTTGTTCCTTTTTTAGTTTTCTTTCTAAACACTCGTTATTACTTTTTAACGAATCATATGTTTCTAGTGACATTTGAACAAACTCTTTCATTAAAAATCATCCTCCTCATTTGAATTATCATTAATAATTGCGTTGTATAAGTATTCAATACGCTCTTTGTATTCCTCTTTTGTGATTTCTGATAAAGGCTTTTTGAATGATGTTGGCAATAATTTAAATCCGAATTCTTTTTCAAATTCTTCTAAATCTTTTTCTGTCATACTTCCACATCCTCATCTTGTGGCATTTGGTAAAACTTGTTTTTTTCGATTAAATGGTAACAATTTGTGCCAAAAGCTGGCATAATTTTACTTGGATATGGACATTCAATTCTTCCTTGAATTTCATCCAATACCTTTAAAGCCTTTTTTTCATTTGAGTACTTACCAAGTAATGAACAATCGCCCCATATTTGATTAGCACCATCAATTTCTAAATCATCAATTTTGGTTAAAATCTTTCTGTCTTGACTTCTAATCCACATACCTAGTACCCCTTCGCTAATCTTTGATAATTCACTTTATTCTTTTCATAATAAGCTTCATATACTTGTTCAATTGTGAAACCTAGGTATTCACTTATTGCGGTTAATCTTTCCAACTTGTCCCATTTCCATGAAACTAAATCAGAAAAAGCTACTGTTAACCCAAACTTGTGATTTCTCATAAGGCTTAATATATTTTTTGAATTTCTTTTAAACGTACAAGTATATTCAATCCCCTTTTCTCCGTTAATGAAGTGGTTCTGATAACTTAACACGAAATGCCAAACATCGACTAATTCGCCTAAAACCTTTTTATCGTCAACCGGTGCTTGCGTTTTTTTCCACCAACACCAGTTTCCTTTTAATTCATGAGTCAATTCACCGACTTCATCTAGAATAGCGAAACACAACTTCTCTTCATCAATTTCAGTTAATCCGTATTCTTTCATAATTGCTTCATCCAATTTGGCTTGCATTTGAAGCATTTCTTTAATCAATTCAATATCTTTACTTGTCATATTTATTTATCTCTCTTTCTATGCTCCTAATATTTCCCTTCTAACTCTTTCCATTTCCTTATGTACATCTGCATACGATTGATTGTTTTCTTGTACATAGAATTTAGAATCTAGTTTAACAGGATTGCTCTTATTTCTTTTCATCCATTCATCATGTACCCACTTCTGAATCACGAGTGAATGATTTTTATATTTTTTCCCACTCGTTTCAATATACTCATCCAATATCTTTATATGCTCATCTAATGAATCACCATATAAATCTAATAGGTGTGTGTGTTCTTTATCTGTAAGTAACACGTGTGAATATTCTCCGTATTTATGTTTGTGCGTACATACATTAATATTATTTTTATTTAATTCATTTTTAGTTGAATTATTATTTAATTTAATAGGGTTTAGATTTTCTAATTTTAGATTTTCTATTTTTAGATTTTCTATTTTTAGATTTTCTAAATTCCGAGGATTGTCTATTAATGTATATTGCCAATCAACAATTAAATTACCTTCTCTAATAGGTTCACGAATTAAATATCCTTTATTCATTAATTCTTTTAACCCGGAACGAACACTTGATATTCCATCTGTAGCTAATGCTTTAATACTGTTTTCCTTAAAGTCCCAATTATCCGGAAGGCTTAACATTTGGCAAAACAAGCCTTTTGCTTTATAGGATAGTTCTCTATCGTGAAATATTTCATTGTTAACGTGTGTATACCCACTTTGTAGGCTTTTCTTTAGTTCTGCTATTCTAATCACCCCCTAGAATTTCTACCTCTATTCTTGGATTTTGTTTATCTGTAAATACTGAATGATTCACTTGATTAATGTATTTCCTTGAATCATCCTCTAAAATTCCTGTTCTAACTAATGAATCTTGAATGAATTTAGTTGCAAATGTTACGTTATCAACATCACGCCTTGAATTTGGTTCATACCAATTAATATTTAATTTAATTGGGTAATTCTTAACTTCGTAAATTTCGCCAAAGTTTACTGCCTGTAAGATATAAGCCATTACAAGACGCTCGTTCTTTTTCTTCATTTCCGCTCCTTTGTAACGATTTGTTCTACAAGCATTAATATATTCATTCAATCCATCTAGCTTTCCTTTTATTACAAACTTTATTTTTCTTCCCCCTTGATTCCTTTATCTAAATAATATTGAGTGTTGATTCCTAATTGTTCTGCATAATCTAATATGCAATCAATTAATACTCCCATTTGCTTTGTGTCCATTTGTGATGAGCCTAGAAACAATCTACAATTTACAAATTCGTTTCCATTGTCTCTTATCTCAGTGCCCAATATTTGCACCGCTCTAACTCCATGTGCTTGAGCCAACGAATCAACACCATCTTTCAAAACTGAAACATATGTATATAAAGCTTTAGCCATTCTCAAAAATTCGCAGTACATATCCCATGTATCGTTATGACTAGCGTTTTCGTTTTCGCTTATTTCCTTGATTAATGCCCACATAAGCCGATTCTGATTATTCGTACGTAAATGTTTAACCGAATCTATAATCACGCTATATTCCCCTTTTTTGAGTGTCTGAGCGTATGATTCGTACAGTGGCTCAGATAGTTCGAATGTTATTTCTAGGTTTCCATCTTCATTTCTTGATTTTCGGATGAAATTACCTATCAACTTTGTTTTCAAAATGGACTGTGCTCCATTTCTTCAAATTTTTGAAGTCTGAACAATTCCTTTTGCTCTTCTGTAATTCCTAGCTCTTTCATCTTGTTAACATCTGTCCAAGAATCTTGATACGGATTGAAATTCTCATCCATAATGTAATTCTCTAAATCCTCAATTCTTTTAGCTTGAGAAAAATAGATTTCTCTAGGATATGTTTCTTGGTTCTTAATAACATTGTATGAAAACATATTTACCTCCTATAAATAGTTCTTATGAAATATCTTCATAAATTCACTTCTTGTGTGTGCCTTCTCAAACGCCTGTTGGCATTCTTTTTTTAACTTCATGTCTAATTTGTGATTAAAATGTACTCCTTCACTGCTCATGTTGTGATGTCTAGCACATAATCTTACATAACACCCATGCTCAATTGATTTTTTTCGGTTTGCAGTGCCGAAATAAATTTCGTGCGTGTGCAAATCTAAAGTTGAACCACATACATAACATTTAGACATGTCTTTTTGTAAAATTGACTTATCTCGTTTTATTTCCAAGTTACCTTAACACTAGATTTAACTTGTGTTTCCTTTGCTAATTGGTGCATAAGACCTAATTCATTCACTAACTTTGTATCAATAGTTGTTCTTGTATATGGTTCTACATATGCAATTTTCACAACATCATTTTCAAATGATTTGATACCGTTATTTTCCATAGCTTCTAAGATATTTTTCTTAATATCTTTTTCTAATTTGTCCATTTCCTTTTTGTATTCTTGAAATGATTTTAATTTGCTTAATGCTTCCTGTTGAATTTCAATTTGTCCATTTGTTACGTTTACTAATTCCATTTTTCTTTCCTCCTTATGCTTTCGCATTTTCTTTGTAAATAGCTCCGTATGCTTTAATTAATGCCACTAGACCGTTTCCATTTAGATTAGGAATATCTTGTGAACTGATTTTATATTCGGCTTTTAAATGTTCACAAAACGCTTCTGAATGTGTATCAATTCCTAACTTCTGTAATTCATTCTGTGCTTTAAAACAACGCATACGAATTTCATCTAACTTGTTATTGTTTTCGGCTTTCTGTTGTTTTGTTTGTGCATTTTGAATAGTTTCATGTTGTTCGTCTGTATCTGCGTCTTTTGTATCATCTAAGTTGAATAAACCGTTTAACGCATATTTTCTAGCATATGAACTGCATGAACCAGTTACTTGTGAAGCGTCCATACCTTTTTTATTTTCTTCTTCTCTAGCCATTGCCTTTACTTTAATTAATTCGTTTGAATCCCAATCGTTTAAAATTGCATTTGCTACGACATAATATCTATCTTTAATAACTTCAATCTCATCTGTAAGAATCAAAGTTGCTCTATACTTAACACAAATCTTTTTTGCTTCTGCTAAGATATCCTCTGCCGACCTATAACTATATTTACCAAACTTGTTATATTGATTCTTCCCCACTTTCATTTCGTTTTGTATATGAGATAGCTTTTCATATACATTCATTTTCTTTTCTTCCATCTTCCGTTTCTCCTTTTTTTCTGCTATAATGTATGTGTTCTTAATTTAAGAACGTCATTTCTTGTGTGTGCGTGCTTTGTCGAGTGCGCACCTCTTTTTTTTATTGAAATAACATTCCATAAGTCTTACCAAAACATGCGATAGTCATTAATAGAATCATAATTGTTGCGAATAACAGAATATTCACACACGTTGTGATTCTTTTTTGATATCTTTTTTCTCTTAAAAGTTCTTTTTCTTCCTTGCTTAAATGTATTCGTTTTGGATTAAATGGATAAATGCTTAACTCCATTTCTTCATCTTGAATACTGTTCATTCTTATATCTTCCATGTTTATCTCCTAAAGCTTTTTTTGAACTCAGGAGCACACTTCAAGAATGTTTCTGTGGGAATCACCTTTTGATGAATATTTCTTTGTGTAAACGAATCTTCCCATTCAGTTCCTGTTTCTTTTTTGTAAGCTTCTTTTACTGCCTTCATAATACTGTAGCAGTAGTTTTTTTTCGTTTGCGGTTTGTATCTATCTAAGTCATAAAGAGCGATTATATCGTCTTTATTTAGAAGTGCTTTATACTCAATAATCACTTGCATACACCTCCATTCTAGATTCGCAAGTATTGATTTCATTTACTTCTTGTAAATCCCTAACATTCAAGTGATTAGCAATTTCTTTTGCTTCTTCACTGTCATGTGCTTCAACTTCGAATGTGACATTTGCAGTCACATCGAAGGTTACGAAATATGTTCTAGTTTCAGTCATGTTTCTCACCTCTTTTCGATTCATCTAAGATACAAGCGATATATCCTTGATGAAATTCTGAAAGCTCATAGCCTTTCTTTTGTAGTTCGCCTAAGGCTTCAAATATTCTCTTGTCTAGTATTGTTTCACCCTCTTTCTTTTTGACCTGTCATCATCAGTGCTAGTAGGTCATCTCTAGCAGATAAGCCTTTCGGCTTATTTCGACTAATTTGTAGGAGCTATTCTTTCTACTTGATTCAATTTGAATAAGTAAGCTTTTGCTAAAAAGAAATTGTTTTCTATTTTTTCTTCTCCATTTGTGTCTGTATACTTCTTCGCTTTAGGTTTCCAAAGTTTTGTGCAAACTGTAGCGTGCTCACCTTTCTTAACTTTGAATCCCATTTCTTTCCATTTTTGGAATGTGTGGAGAGGTTCAAACTCTCCCATTCCTAATGCTTTCTTTGTATTTTGGATAATTTCTTCGTTTGTCATTTCTTGCGTCCTCCTTATTAATCATCCCATTTTAAAATTGCTTCTAATTCGTATTTGTATGTTTCGTGAATTAGTATTTCATTTTCAAGTTGTTCAATTCTTTCGCAAGATAGTTTTGTGCAATTTGTATTCACTCTTTGAGCTTGGTTAACCAACCATTCTTTTTCTTGCTCAAGTGAACGCTTTTTGATTTCAATTTGCCAATTCACTCTTACTAGAAACTTTTCAATTTCGCTTCTCATTATTTGTTACCTCCCCTTCTTTTGATTTCTCTAAGTTCTTCAATTGTTCCGTTTGTTGTATCAAGCCATTTGAAATAAGTAGCTCTTTCTTCAACAACTCCTCTATATGGATGATAGCCATTTGCATATAGCTCATTAATAAATGCTTTCTTTGTAGGGTATTCCATTTCAATGAACACCTTTCTACCTGTATACTTTTCAACTGCTAATGTTACGTATGTTTTCATTTCTTGTGCCCTCCGCAGTACTCATTTGTACTTTACAAGTACATTATAGTACTTTTGAATGACATTGTAAAGTATTTTTTGTCCTTTTAATTTACAAGTTTATTCTTTGTGATATTATGAATATAGAGGAGGTAAAACATTTGACTATAGGTGAAAGAATAAATGCTATTAGGTCTAACTTGAACCTAAGCATGGAAAAGTTCGGAAAGAAAATTGGTATAACTCGAAGTAGTGTCAATTCACTCGAAAAAGGTGTAAACAATCCTAGTGACCAAACAATCAAATTAATTTGTAAAGAATATAATGTTGATTACTTTTGGTTAACTGAGGGTAAAGGCAATATGTTTCTAGAATTGCCGGATAACACTATTGATGAATTAATTGATGAATACCAAATCAACCCAAATCAAAAGCCACTTATCAAGGCTTACTTAAAATCAAGTGAAGAAACAAAGGAAAGGTTATTGGATTTCATTTATGGAATCATTAAGGAATTAGACAATGCGGAACAAAACTAAAACACCACCTATTAAGAAAGGTGGAAGTAAGAAGAAAAAGATATTTTTATGGTGTGCAATTATTATTGTCGTTTTTTATGCAATTATTGCTATTGCTCCTAGTGAACCACAAAAGAAGTTAACATATACTGAAGAAATAGCAGAAAATTGGGAAGTACCGGAAAAAGAAGTAAAATCTATTGTATCTGTTGCTAAAGAACTAGGAATTAAAAAATCAAAACTTCATATCACTCATTTAGATGAGGATTCTTGCACAATTAAATATATAGACACTGATATTACTTTTAATATTAAAGATGATACTGTAAGCACTGTTAAAAAGGATGAAACAGTATTCTATGAAAATGGTTCAGTTACTAGAATGCCTAGAACTGTTATTATGACACCAGCAGAAAAAGAAGCTTTATATGATTGGGTAGACATGGCAATCGCAATTCATTCAGATTTCAAAATATCGAAATTAGATAAAATCTCAAATTTCGATTGGATTAAACAAGATAATTCTTATGCAGTAAAAGGATACGCATATGTAGATGATAAGAAACTTGGCTTTGTCATTACTTGTGATTGGACAGGAAACACTGATGAAGCACCAACTTTTAAAGAAATACAATGGTTTCCAAACTAAAAAAGAGCGAAATTAATCGCTCTTTTCATCTGTGGAATTTATCCAAATCCGTTGAGTATACTCATATACCTTTGCCACTTCTTTTTCTTCTAGTTCTTCTAACATTCTATTAATTAATACATACATTTCATACTTCGTCATGTGGCTTCCCCCTTTCCTTAGAATTAATAACTCTAACGTTATTACTTATCTAACTATTTTTCAAGGGTAATTTTTAGTGCTAAAATTTGTCTTTCTCCATAAATTGTACAATGCCTTTATCTGCTTGAGGTAACCAATGAGCGTACACTGATAGCACTGTATCAAGGTTATCACCTAATCTTTTTGCAATATCGTATACAGAGAAATTCACTGTTCCATCTGTAACCATATTGTTAATCATGTAAGAAGCGCAGGAGTGCCTTAAATCGTGTATTCTTATAATAGGTATCTGCTCATTTTGTTGTAGCTTGATATTCGTTCTCTTAATCGTTTCATTCATTTCTCTTCTAACCGTACTACGATAAAAAGGTATTGTCATGCCGAATATATAGTCATTCTCATTTGCGTGCATATTCTCTTTAAATATCTTGTATTCATCAGATAGAAACTTCGGCATAGTAATTAATCTATAACTATTATTTGTTTTTGGCGTTGTTGTTTTTCTCAATGTTTCTGCCCATGTCTTTTGTATATTAATAGTATTATTTACTAAATCAATATCTTTCCACTGTAAAGCTAATGTTTCGCCTATTCTCATACCCATATAGAATTGATTCATAAATAATAAATGATATACCGGTTTATCTTCATTTGCTATAAACTTGTTGAATTGCTCAACTGTCCAATACATCATGTCTTTCTTTTTTTTGTTTGGGTCTTTCTTCAAATCAATCTTATTACATGGATTCACTTGAATATATCCTTGTCTTACTGCATAGTTCAATACTGCTCTAAATTTAGTATAATAGTTTAGCACTGAATCAAATGTCATTGACTGCATTAATTTATTAATAGCTTTTTCGATATTGTTTGATGAAAGCTTTTTTATTTCACATTCTCCCAACTCATCTTCCCAATATTTCAGAATTGCTCTTTGTGTAAAGTATGTACTTTCCTTAATTCTCTTTTCCGAGTATACTTGATATTGATAAGATAGTTTATTGAACGTGATAGTTGCGTTCGGTTCTTTTAAATTCTCTTTGAATAGAATCTCGGCTTTTATAGCGTCCTTCTTTTTTTCAAAGCCACGCTTCTTATATTGCTTGGTCTTTCCATTCAATTTGTATGAACCATAATACATCCATTTGCCTGTTGCTTCATCTTTCTTGACTGCCATTTCTTGCACCTCTTTTTCTAAATCATACACAAGAAAAAGGATAAAAAAAAGGCATAATTCATGAAAGAATATGCCAAAAATATGCCAATATTCATATATATGCTTTATATATAGGATTTTATTTATTATATCAGAATCGAACAGGTATATTCCACTCTGTCATTGTGGTAATTTATAGTACTTTTGTGTACTCTAGAATACTGTAATTTTCAATATAAAATATGCCAATAAATATGCCAATAAAAAATGCAGACTATTTTTTTTCAGTCTGCATATCTTTTCTGATTAATTTTTTGATATATCCCATTTTAGAATCAACTTCATCCAATTTCTTTATGATGTCTGCGTCCGTGTTGTAACTTAAACGAACGCAAACCATCGTTGTATTAAGCTTATTCGATTTATTGTTAGCTCTAATCTTTGCCTCAGAAGCCATTAACATTCCTCCTAATACCACTCATCATCGTCGTCAAATTCATTTGTAAATTCAAATGTTTGCCCATTCTCTTCAAATGTCGCAATTTCATATTGTCCAACATACAGTTTATCAAGTTTCCAATTTCGTACAAATCTAAGCTCGCAACTATTTCGATACGTGTCAACTAATTCAGAAATATTCAAGATTTCATATCCACAATCAATCGCTTTCTGCTCATCTTCCATGTCCTCAATTATATAAATCTTATGACATCCATCATATGCAAATTTATTTCCAACTACCTCAACATTATTAATTTTCATTTCTTGTTCCTCCTATTCGCTATACATAAATGCGAAATTATCACTAATCTTTTCTTTTCTTTCAATGTAGCCAATTAAGAAATCCCATTGTCTGCAAGATATTACATCATCTTTGTAATATCTTCCTACAATTTCTTTCAATTCTTCTCCATTAACTGTATCCATCTTTTCATTTACTTCTTTACATACCTTTTGCAATTGCTTTAAATTTGTCATCTTGTGTTCCTCCTAAATTATTCAATTGTGATTTTCTTTCGTTGTATCTGTTACTACTAGAATGCCACTTAATATATTACTTAACAAACCATACAATCAATATCGCAATTAATAATACAATAATAATTGTGTCTAAAATCATTTTAATTTTTTGCAGTCTTTCCATTTTTTATTTCTCCTTTTGTATGATACAATCAAGGTGAGCTAGGGAATCAATTCCCTAAGCTCTTAATGAATGTTATTATTAGCACTATAATCTCAATAACATTCTTAGCAATCTCTAAGTAGATGTTTACCCGTTCTGCTTTGTGATTGCCTTTTTTGTGGCTCATTGACCATCCTCCTTTCCTTTAATTCCTTGCCTTTATCTGACCACATATATAGTATAACATACACGTATATACGTGTAAAGAACTTTTTTAGGAAAATAAAAAAAGCCCTGATAAACAGAGCTTCCATAGATTAACATCAAAATGAATATTAACCTCAAACCTATTCAATTATAACATACATACACATAGGCTTTAATATTATTTAAATAGTTTCGAAACCTTTTTTAATATTTTTAAAATCAAAGCGATAATACGATTGATTCCATTTACATTAATTTTATCATTTGAATCGCTTGTATCGTTTGAATCATCTTTTTTAGGATTGCTCAACTCATCTAAATATTGTGATACTAATAATTTAAAATCATCCCAACCTTCATCAAGAATCTTGTGTGGGCAATATTTATAATTACCACTTGTCATCTTGTAATCTTGGTGCTTTTTTAAGCAATCAATACTCAATCCATATTTATACAATAGCTCAGATGCAAGTCTTGCTCCATTCTCTCTAGCTTTTTTCCATTCATCTTGTGAATCGTTATCATTATCCTTGGCGATTTCGATTTGGATACCTGTTCTATTACCAAATCCATATGCTCCATCACCTGTTGCAAATGCATTACGATTCAATGGTAATGATTCAATGATGTCTTTATCATCCACCGAGAAATGCCAAGATTTATATTCCTTCGAATTGTGCAATGCATTATTTAAAGCTCTAGCAGTTCCATTTGGTGTTGCCGAGTTATGGATGATAATCGCTTGAGGTTTATTCATTAAATAAGGGCATTTGTAAGGATACAATCTCTTATTAATTAAATCAACGATAATACCGTCATGTTCAAGAACTTCATCAGTTTTATCCTTTCCTTCGTAATCTCCTTCATTAACCGATGTAAATCCATTTGTATTTACAATGGGTTTCGAAGGGGTTGTGGGTGTTTCGGTAGGTGTTGTCGTTGGCTTTGAGTTGTTCGGAGCAGTAAATGTTGCCCACATTTGCGTTCTATCCTCTGTTGCAGATACGGCAACGAATACTTTTTTATCTCCGTCTTTGCCTACTACATATCTGTGCCCATTTCCTACATACTTCCAATAATAGCGAATTGAATCACCAGTGTTGTATGTTTTGCAAACATCACCTTTTGGCGAATCGTAACGTGCTCTCACACCGTCTACCGTGAATGTAGCGATACCATCTTCTTGTGTTAGGGTAATTGATTCGGTAGGTTTTTGTTCTTCAATAGAAGTAAATGTTGCCCACGGTTCTGTACCTTGCTCATTTCCATTCACTGCCACGAAATAACGATAGCTTGCACCATCTGCTTGATGTTCAACCCATGAAATATATCTGTGCCCATTTCCTACATATTTTTGCGTGTATTCTAGCTTTGCCCCTTTTTTCAATGTTTCTGCTACGATTCCATTTGGTGTATCTCTTCTTTTCTGAATGTCATACATTAATGTAGCATAAGCGTGTTCATCTATTAATTTAGATTCTATATAATCGCTATTTTGAGTTTGATTTACTAAACATTTAGGTCTAAAGCCTGTATCATATGTGGCACTGTATGGAAATTTACATAAATTAAATGCTCCTCCTGCACCACCTTGATTTTGTCCTAAGAACCAACCATATTTTCCATCAATATCAGAATCAAAAATTGCAATATGCGAATATGGTGTAACTCCTGGCACTACTTTGAACACGACAATATCACCGGGTTGATATACAGATACTTCAACACTGTTTTTCAAGATTCCATTTGTCTTTCTATATAGCCAAATGTCTTTAGCGTATTTACTGACTGTACAACTAATTCTTGGGTATCCTAGTTTCTCATACCAATACATTGCACCATCCCAACATTGAGAGCCGTAAGCTCCATCAATGTCAATTCTTTTGCCTAATACAGCGTTTTTAAAACTTTGATAATCTATTAAAAAAAACCTCCTTTATATGCCAATTATAGCACATAAAAGAGGTTTTTTATCACTGGTATACAGAGAACATTTCTCTTAATTTATCTCTTACCATTTCTCTTTCTTCTTGAAAGTCGCTAGACGTTTTCATTTCTTCTAAGATTCCATACATAGCACTTAAAAAGGCTTCTAACTCACGAATTGAATTTTGTTTATCTAGTTCATTGTTGCCTTTTCGATATTCTTTTTTAGCTTCTATGTATTTCCTAAAATGAGAATTCATTAATGCGATATTATCATCAATTTCCGTTCCTTCAATATTTGTATCATTTGTTTTTAATGCGTTTATAGCAGTTCTTCCATCACTCATAGCTAGTATTGTATCAATGTCTTTGATATTGTCTAAAGCTTGGCTCATGACTTTAAAATCTAAATCATTGTATCCTCTTTCTAATCCTCTCATCGCTTCCGTTAAGAGGTCTAGATTTCTTTTTCTAACCTCTTGCATGATACACCTACGCTAACTTCTTAATGATGATATTTGCATTTTGAACAGATAAATCTAAGCCACTATTATTACCTAGCGTAATTGTGTAAGACGCACCACAAGGTACTTGAATCAATGTAACTCCACTTACATTTCCATATGCGCTTGCAGTAGCTACATTATATAGAGATTCTGTTCCTCCTACTGCTTCTCCATTCTGTTCTAATTCTAAAGAAGCAACTCCTACCGTTGTGCTTGTGATGTCTGCCGTATATTCTACTTCATAGATTCCTTGTTTCGTTAATGTAAACAGCCCACTTCCTACATCATGAGCGAGCCAACCTTTACATGCACATTGGCATGATTTTGTTCTTACTCTGTTTGTTGGGAATAATACATTTTGTCCATTTGCTACTGTCTGAATTGACGTTGCTATACTATTAATCATTTTCTTTTCCTCCTATATAAAATAAATGGGTAGCCTTTCGACTACCCTATAATCCAAAGGCTATTGCCTAATCTCTTTCGAGCTAGATTTGGTTACATCCACAACCTGTCATATTATACGCATAATAAGGTGAGCAAGTAAGATATGCAGGTTTTGGCGTTGGTTGCAATGTATTGATAATATTTGCAGATTGTGCCTGTTGGCTCAATTGGAAGTTTGCAGTTAATAAATCTCTGTCTCTATCTGCTAATTTATCACGCAATTCTTGCATTGTGTTAGCATTGATTAATGCTCTTGTTGCTTCGCCTTCTGAGTGAATTGCAGTGGTAATATCACACGTGTTTTTAAAACTTTGTGCGTTTACACCATCAATCGCTCTTTGTGTTGCACAACAACATTCTTGGTTTTGTTGACCTAGATTCTGCAAACCTAATTGTGTCGTGTATCGGCTTTCTAGAATGTCTCTTGAATTTTGGAAACCTTGGCTAGATACATTTTGATTTGTATTGAACAAATCACGCTTAATAAATTCTTGATTCATTAATTCGTCATTCTGTAGGTTGCCATTGTTACCCCAATTTCCACCAAATAGTAAAAATAACAGGATAATCCAAATCCAATATCCTCCACCAAATTCATTGTTGTTTCTGTCTGCTAAATCGTACATTGGTTGAATACCATTCATGCTTTCCATTTATATTTCCTCCTTTCAACGCAATTAGCGTTTTAGCCAATATTGACTAGCCACATTTTCAAATTGTTGTTTTTGTTGTGGCGTTAAATTCCCCATCATATTATTCAATAATACTTTGGGATTCTGTCCACTTTGCATTAATTGTTGTACTTGATTAAATGCTTGTGGATTTCTTTGTTGTAACATACCCAACAACATTTGTTGAGGGTTCATCATATTCATTAAAGGATTCACGCTTTAAGCTCCTTCCTAGGCGTTTCTTTATCTACCTTTGTATTTATATTACTTCCGTTTGTTAGACCTAATATCATAGCTTCTAGCTTGTCTAAGCGTTGTTCTATGTTGTCTTTCTTCGGCTCTGTTTCTTCTTGGAATCTGTATTTCTTGAAACTGCCGTCTAAAGACTTCATGTAGAATACTGAATCATTTCTATCTAGCATAATACTAGGCAGACCGTTCACCATCATATTCCTTGCTTCTTGTTCATTATTAACCCACTTACCATTAAAATCATTCAATGCCATGTTAGGTGTGATTTGGTTATTGATGTTAATAGGTGGAATATTCGCCATCTGTTGAATCGTCTGTAACTGTGATTCAATCATTTGCTTTTGATTCATTAAATTGTTAATTCTGTCATTAATTGGATTATACATTTCGCTCACCTCTTTACACTCCTAATTATATTCATAGGCAGTTTCAGTTTGTTTTCACATTAATGTCAAGTAAATGCCAAAAAAAAGAGGTTTTTCAACCTCTTAATTCTTGTCTAGATACGTTTCTTTTTCACTGCTTTTTCTTGGTGGTAAAACTGCGCTATACTTTTCTACTTCATCATACTTGTTCTTTATTCTTTTGATGATTCTATTCACACTAGAAACACTCATATTTAATCTGTCAGCTTGTTCTCTGACTGTCCATCCGTATATTCTTGTTCTTAGAATCATTTCTTCATCTTTAGTTAATAAAGCTAGATTAATAAATTCTTCAAGAATAATCTTATTCCAAGGTACTTGATTCGTCATTGTCTTGTTCTTCGTTAATAAGTTTATCTGCTACTTCTAATCCTTTAGTTAATACTTTTGGTACATTGTAACCACATTGTAATAAATTCTCCATAACGCTACGAGATTCATTAATACATAGCGAAGCTAACACAAACCAACCTAGCAATGTAGACACATGGAAATCAATCCCTAGAATTTCTCCTACTTCTACTAAAAATGCACTGAATGTGAACGCAACCACAATCATAATCCAATAGCCTAGCTTTTTTAAAACACCGGTCCAACCTTTGTTGCTATTGATTTTATGAGCAATAGCCGACTTCATGCACCCTGTAATATAATCCACTACATTCATAAATAAGAAGAACGCAAATAAATACCAATGCTCGCCTAATACGTATGTTAATACGGCTACGGCAACACCACACATTGCATTAATCTTATCTAGAAAAAACATACTTCTTGCTATTTGCTTAAATCCTCCATTTTTATTTTCTATTAAATTCACTCCTTACATGATTTTTAAATTATCAACCTCTAATTCTAAGGTTCTATATCCACTCTTAATAACTTCAAATATATTTCTAATTCTTGCAGTTATTACTAGTCCAATTTCTGCTACTATAACATCAACTTTATCACCTAAATCATAGTCCACCTTATACTCGTATGAATCCGTATTTAAATTAAAATTCACATTCTCTTTAATTTGATAATCTGCTAGTTTTTCAATTCCTTTTTGAATTAACACCTTCTTATATTCATCAAGTGTTGTACCTTCTCCCATACGCTCAGAACGTGCGTCTACATACAATTTCTTGATTCTTTCATTCTTATCTTTTCTAGCGTCATATTCAACGTAAATACGCTCTTCGCCTTGCCCCTCTCCACAAATGATTGCATAGTTCTTGTATTTACTAGAATCAATCATAACGTCCGGTTCTTCAACATTTCTGAATTCTGTTGAAAAGGTAACAAAATTGTTTCCGTCTGTATTGTTTTGAGTCAAATCACGTCCTCGATACAATACAAATGTGAACGTACTTGATACATAGTCATATTCTATGCGAAAAGACAATTCTAACGGATATAACATCTCATAAAGCTTCTTATCAAGGCTTGCTCCTGTTTCTTGTAAGTCTACGGTATCTGTAATGGATTCATCATATCTATACCCCATTTCCCATGAACAATACCTATCTAATAATTTCTTTACGACATCAACAATATTTCCACTGCTTGAGAATGTAGGATAAATACAATCATCTGCTAGAATCTTTTCAAAGAAAGAACCTCTAAGCAACATTTGTTTAGTGTTGTTTGAAACCGAATAATGCGGTATTTCTACAATCCCTAACTCTTTATCCTCAGTAGAATAGATATATTGGATGTCGCTTGAATACTGCCCTATATCAATATAAATCTCGAAATCTCCTGTTTCATAATATCTCCGATTCCACTGCACGTTATAAGGTGCTAGATGAGTTACGATATTGAAATCTTTATCTAATCCAAAGTAAGACATACTATATACCTAAATACCTTTCGTTGTAGTAAACAGTGCAAGCTAGGTTCGTATCTCCATTATCTGCCGTATATCCTATGATATTCTCACCTAAATTAATAGTCATATCATTGAATGATGAAGTTCTATCAACTTTGCCAATACAATTCACGCCATTCTTCTTTATTGAAATAGGTTCAGAAACTAAATCGATTTCTAATACATCACCATTGTGTAACGTATCTAATACACGAATATATTTATCTTTATTGAATAGTTTCGGATTTGTCACATCTCCAAATGCTTCAATGACGGCCCTGCAATATGTTTCTGTATCACCTTGATTATCAATATAAATTTCTCTAGCGAATGTGAATGTTCCAAAGTTTACGCCTGTTTCCGGTATTTCGAAATTAAATGCTAAACCACCGCCGATTTCTGCAATATTCTTTGCAAAATCATCAAATGAAAGTAATAAAGGTTGCGTGCATAGAATCGTAAAATTAAGCTCTAAATCTTTGTAGATGTTAACAGTAGGCAAGCTATACGCATATAAACGACCTCTGCAATACTTCTTTTCTCCCATGTACTCAACTATCACATCAAATACATGAGAATATTGGAAGAAGCGCCGTAGCTTCTCCCTTTCTTCTCTTTTTTCTTCTAGTGAACCTTTAAAGATAGCTTTCACGCTTCTTTCTTTCGTTGGAATACGTGAACCGATTAATCTAGCACCATTTCCAAATGCGTTGTCTTGCGTAGTGTATGAAGGTGCTACATAATCAAATCCATCTAAGCCATCATTTGAAGGAATCCTCCATCTTTTTTGGTTGTCAATTTCAAATTCTGTGCCATCATCCCTACGGACAATAACTCTTACTTTATTGATATCTATTGAACTACACCTCCATATCCATATCTTGCTTGCATACGTAACATTCTAGCGATTTCATCCGGACTTTGAGCTTTATTGTAGAAGTTGATAGTCTGTCCATTGTTATTCGTTGTAACACTAGGCATAATTTGGACCATATCTTTTGCTACGGCACGAATCCACGCTTTATTCTTTTCTAAAGGAACGACTGCTTCTGCTCCATTACCTTCTAACAATCCAATTTGACCGCGTTTCAATACACCACCAAGCTCTAGTTTTGGAATCTTTCCAATGCTAACTCCGGGAATCTTATTGATGATACTGATTGCACCATTAATTCCACCGATAACACCATTTACCATTCCTTTTACACTTCCAACTAATGATTGCACTGCTCCTTCAATTCCATTGAATACACCACCTACAAAGCCTTTTAAACCGCTCCATGCATTCTGTATTCCATGTAGAACATTTGAAATCTTATTTCCTACTTTATCCATCACGATTTTTACTTTTGACCACACATCGTCAAATACATTTGAAATAGTATCTTTTACACCTGCGAAGCTAGAATCAATTATATCAATCACATTTTGTACAATATTTCCAATATTATCGAATACACCTTTGATAACATTCCATATGCTTTCAAATATGCTTGAAATTGACTGGAATAAACCACTTGCAAATTGAATGATTGCAGATACTACCTCACTTATCTTGCCCCAAATATTCGTTGCAACAGTTACGATTAAAGACCAAATATTAGATATGATAGATGCAATGATTTGAACAATCGGCATGATGATAGACAATATTGTAGAAATTGCACTTCCAACATATGAAATCACCATACTAATGAACGAAATGATTCCACTTACAACACTTCCAACTATCGAAAGAATAGATGTGATTACAGGAATTAATCCAACTATGTTTGAAATCACCATCTTTATAATCGCTAGGATAGGTGGACCAACCACGCTCAGAATCTTTTGTGCTTGGTTTACGATATTTTGAATAGCTTCAATAATCTTAGCTAATATATCTTTTGCAATAGGTTCAAGTGCAATCTTCATTTTGTCGATTGCGTCTTTTACCTTATCAAAAGCAGGAGCTAACACTTCAGAAACTTGGCTTGTGATTTTTGTGATTCCACTTGTATCAATCTTACTTAATACATTTGAAATTACATCACCAACTTTAGCAAATCCTTGTTGAATACCTTGTATCGCTACTGTAATTAGTCCAATAATACCGGAAAGAATAGGAGTAATCGCTTCGCCTATTGGAGTAAATGAGTTTAAGAATGTACGCCCTAAGCCACTTAAAGCGTTCTTTAAACCACCATTTGCAATATCTTTAACCTTTTCCATTGCTCCTTGTACATCTTTATATTTATTCCCTACTGTCGTTAAGGACTGAATGAATCCGGCGTTGAAATCTTCTCCCATTGTACCGAAAGCCGTTGCAGATTTATTCAATTTTTCTTGTTCATTTGTAGTCTTTGAAATATCTTCTACAATCGCATTCACAACATCTTTTTGAGTTGCTCTTCCTTCTTGCCATGCCTTAAATACATCTTGTGTTTTGGTATCAAAACTATCTAAAGCTCCTTCAATAGTTCCATCAACTAACCTTGTGGTAACTTCGTTAATTGCGTCATTTACTTTGTCAAGGTTATAAGCTCCACCGTCTAAACCATTCTGCATTAATTGGAAGTATTCTTCTGCCGAATATCCTGCTTGCTTGAATTTACCGGAGTATTCTGAAATGTTGTCGCCTAACTCATCTGATTTGTTTAAACCATTCTGAGCACCTGTAGCCATAAGGTCGAAAGCTTCTTGAGAAGTAATTCCGAACTGCTTCATTAATTGTTGAGCACCTCTAAGAGTTTCGTTCTCGTCCATGCCGAATGTGTCTCTTAATGTCAATAAATCCTCAGTTACATTCTTTAAATCAACATCGCTTATGCCTTGCATTTGTTGCTTGACACGTGCCATCATATCAGCAACATCTGAAACATCTGAGCCGAAATTATTAGACCAAACATCACGAGCAATGTTTTTAAATTTATTCATTTCATTGCTTGAAGCACCTGTTTGAGCTTGAAATTTAGCCATAGCGTCATCTAGCTCCACGGCTTGGTTAACACCTGTCTTAATAGCTAGTGCCATACCTCCGATAGCTCCTGCTACGGCAGTAACGCCTACAACACCTCCTACGCCTAATCCTGTTAATGTTTCAGTGATTGCAGTAGCTTCCGGACTAATGTTCTGAATCTTTCCTAATAGTCCATCAAATCCACCTTGAATTGACTCTAATGCACTGTTTCCTACTTGCTTAAATACATCAAATTTAGAACCTGTTTCTTGTGTTTCTGTTTGTGTATTCTTTTGCTCTTCGTTTAAATCTTTAAGTTTTTCTTTAATCTTCGGTGGTGCTTTTGAACCATCAGAACCTAGCTTATCAATCGCTTTTGAAGTTTCTTTAATAGCATTTGTAGCTCCACTTGTGACTACATGAACGGATTTCATTCCATTCTCTAGACCACTTGTATCAATCTTTGTATCAAACTTTAATGTTCCGTCTGATATTCAATTTGCCACCTCCTTTTCTAAACATCGAAATATGAATCAAATTCATCCTTCATTTCTTGTTCCTCTATTGTTAATTCGATTGGGAAAGACCACGCTTCTTTTGCTCTTTGATATGCTTTATCTTGTGTATCATTCTTTGAAGGCTTTTCATATCCTCTAACACTCTTTGCATATCCCCATAAAGTTGAATCACCAACGATATTATTCGCCAATGCTAAGAACTTATGCCAATGCATATTGCATTCTGTTAAATCAATGCCGTAAAGTTGCATAAAAGCCGAATAAATATATTCCCCATCTTGCACATAGTCTAAAGTCTTAACGCCTGTAGAATCACTTCTAGGCGTACTAGAAGGGTTATATAAGAATCGTTCTAGCTCTTTTAAAATATGCTTATCTATGATAGGTGGTTCATTTACGAATAAATAAGAGCAATCTATTTCATCAATGATATAATGATTAAATCTTTCTAATTCTTCATAGAATCTTATCCATAATCGAAAATCTGTATTTAATAAAATAGGCTCGCCATCTAGCGATTGTATGCTATTTGGCAAGCCTTTTGTCCGTAAATCAATCATTTATTTTCCGTAACCTTTGAAACTGCATTGCTTGCATCAATTAAGCTTTTGATTGCTTTATCGTTCATTAATGTTCTAGCTTTCTTCATTGCTTGTTCATTTGTTTTTCTTGAATATTCTTCATCAATTAAATTCACAATATATAACACTTCCATTAAATCTACTTGTTCAATATCTACGCTACCTAACATGCTTTCAATCTGTTCATCTGTTAATACTGTTTTAAGATAGTCGAATTTAGCTCGATATGCTTCTTCATGTGTAGCATGAAATGCGTTACAAGCGTCCTCTGCTTTTAATACCTCAATTGTTTTAGGTGGGATTTCATACTGTTTCCCTTCATACGTGATTCTATTCATGATTTACCTCTTTTCTTTATACTTCTGATGTACCTTCTGTGAATGTCACTGTTCCATCTGCTACCTTTGCAGTACCAACACGAATATCGCTTGCAAAGTTAATATTGAAGTTGATTTTTGAATCGACACCGCTTAACGTGTCAAAGATTAATTTAGCGTCAACTTCCCATGCTCTATATCCTTTTGTTTTGTCTCCGTCAAACATGAACGCAATTAAAGCTTTTGTATTTACTTCTTCGTTGTTTGGCACGGATTTCATCATTTTTTCGTAAATATATTCGAAATCATCTTCGCCTTTAATCATTGTTAAATCTTGCGAAATTTGAGGTGAATAATTCTTTAATGATTCTGTTGGGTTCTTATCTGCGATAAAGTCATATGTTTCTGTTTCACTGTTAAACGAAATATCTAAAGTTGTAGACTTTTTAATTCGCTTATATCCTGTTCCCATTTCCAAGAACAAACCAATCATATACTTCTTGACTGTCTGTCCTACGCTTACTTCAGTTCCTTGAGTTGCTATTAATTAAGCTCCTTTCTGTATTTAATTTGAATAGTCAACGCATATACTGCTTGACTATCCTCATTTGTGTATAGATATAAACCACTTGAAACGGAAACATCATCACAATATTTGTTTCCGTCTAGTTGTGGCAATTCTCCGTTTAAATTCTTTTCATCAATCCAATTTTCTAATTCTTCTAGAAAAACATTGTTGTCTTGCCTTTCTGATTCAATTTGTGTATTCCTACGTGCTAGAAACGTGTAGTATTCAGTACGCATTTGAGAGCCGTCAATGTATGTATCTACAATTGCGTTAGGTTCTTTATACAACGCATAAGAGATAGCTTGTTGCGCTAAAACATCCGTTTCAATACGTTCATCTATCTGTATATTTCCATAGCCATAAAGCCACTGAATCAATGCTTTTGATACTGTCATTCTCCGTCTCCTATCATCTGTTGTGCTTTCTTTAAGATTGTTTCTGCTCCACCATTTCGCATAGCTTTTTCAAACCAATGGTCTGTTTTTCCACCAACGAAATGAGCATTCTCTTTGTTGTAATACCACCGTCTAGCATATGGAGCACTTGGCCCACCTTGCTTTACTAATCCACTACCGATTTGTGTTAATCGTGTAGCCGAGTTAATCAATGCTCCTGTGTCTCTAGGCGTATAGGGGGACATAAGCCTAATGACTTCAGAATCAATCATTTGTTGAACTCGTCCACGTTCTTCAAGTCCTCTTGATTGTTTAATTTGGGGAATTGATTCAACATCAAGTTTGACTTTCATTCCTATTGACCAACAACCTCCCAATGTTTCAACATATCGACATTCGTACAATCTGTTACGCTTTGAATCGTTGTCCATTTGTATTTCTTTTTAGCTTCATTTATTGCTTTAATACTAGATAAATCTTCTTCAACTTCTCCAAAGAATACAAAATCTGTCTTATCCGTATTTAACGTGAAATGCTTTTGCTTCTCATCATTTGAAAGTTTCGCATATGCGTAAGGTTCAACATATCCCTCACGATATAGAATGGTAATATTTGTGGATGTTGCTATGCTCAGAATATTACCATTTGCGGTTCTAACGGTTGATTGTCTCCACATACATTTATCAAGAATAGAAGCTTGAAACCTATCTTCTCTTGTCAATGTGTCATAGTAGTGATTAACAAGTGTAATTGAATCCTCAAAGAATCCTATCATAATGCAATCCATCTTTCTTTCATTAAATCAGTATCACCTAACCAAAAGGCGATAATATCCTCAAGCATGTTTCTTTTGTCTGAGTGTGAAGCGTTTATAAAGCTTTTGGAATATCCACCATTTGAAATACTTGATACACCATCAATTGAATCTTGAAAGATTACATTGTTCAATACATCGCAAATACAATCTTTTAAAGTGCTTTCGTTCTGTTCGTTAATAGAATCAACATTCACATACTTCAATACCATTGCTTCTGCTTTGTAAGAATACTGATTGAATTGATTTTCATCGAATTTAGGAAAATGGGAATTGTAATATTCCCAATCTAAAATATTGTTCATTTTACAACCCCCTTTTTTTAGCTATTTTTTCTTTTTATCTTGAGGTTTAGCTTCCTCTTTTTCTTCTGTGGGTTCTTCTTTTTCTTCTTCATTAACTGTAGGCTCGTTAACTTTTGGTTGTTCAACCTCTTTATTGATGGAAGGATAGCCCCATCCGATTTCCGTTGCCATTACTTAGCACTAGCAGATAAGTAAATACCTGCTACCTTATTTGCGTATACATCAACGATTCCATACTTACGATATTTCAATACATCTGAATCTGATTCAATGTTATTGCTTGCCGGAATTACATTTGAAACGGTGTGTTTATCCCATTTCATAACGGCAGGCTTGTGAACAATTAAGAAGTTAATTGCGTGTCCATCTTCTGCCTTTTCGTATCCGCCTTCAAGCTCTGTATCTTTTCCACTCAACAATTTAATTTTTGTATAGAAACGTGTTGAAGGTACAGGAACAACTTTTGCGAATCCTTGTAAAGCTTCACGAGATTTGTAAGTGTCCAACGCCTTAACGCTATTTAATAATGTTGGTGTTGAATACAAGATACGTTGTTCGCTAGGAACTTCATCCTCATCCATTTTAGTGATAGCCGTTAATAATGCGCTCAAGAACTCTTCTGCACCTGTATAATCTTCTGCAACTGTTGTGATTCCTGTTGTGCCGGCAATTTTGGCGAATGTGTAAGCGTCTGCTTCCGGTGCTACCTTTGTACGCATTAATTCCGCTCCTGCCATACCGAACGCAATATTCATTGATTCTGCGTTATCCTGTGTATCAACTGAGATTTTAGTTCCTCGGTCATAGTCGAATGTAGCAGTTTTCCATTCTAATTTAACTGAGTTACCTGTATAACCACTGTTTCTATCGTAGTTTCCTAAACCCTTGACTGAAATTTGTGGATAGATGATTTCTTTTGCGTTCGCTCCTGCTCTAACCATTGTAGCGTCTGCGTTTAAATCACCTGTAACTGAAGCTAACTTATATACCTCATCCAAATTTGAGACATACGTTTTAGCTAATGCAATTTGATTTGGTATTAATTAAATCCTCCTTATTTCTTTTCTGTAGTTAAACCCATTACTTGTCTTAATAGTAAATCTTCTGCGTTTGGGTTTTCTCCTTGCCCACTGCTTCCAACGATATTTCCTGTAACAGTAGGTTCATTTTGTTCTTTTTCAAATAAGATTGGCTTATTTTCTTTTAATGTTTTAAAAGCTTTGTCAATGTCATTTGTTTGGTCTTTTGATTTAAGCAAATCATCATAGTTGAATTGTGATTTTGCTAAATCGAAATCCTTACATCCGTATTCTTTAGCCTTTGCGCTTAATACGGAATCAAGATTCATTTTGCTAATCTGGGTTTCGTAGTTTGTCTTTTGAGTGTCAATATCATTCGTCAATGTATTGATTTTTTTTCTTAACTCTTCTACATCAACTCCCTCATAGCTTTCCTTGAATTTATCAAACTTTGTTTGAATATCCTTTGCGTTGCCCTCTGCTAAAGATAGCTTTTCTTTCTGCTTGTCAAACTCTGCAATCGTCTTATAGTTGTCATTTACTAGATTTGTAATTGACTCCTCTTGTTCTTTGGTTAATTCAATGTTTGATTCTTTTAAAATTTCAATAATGTTTTTCATTTGCCCTCCTAAAGTCTTTTATAAACCGAATCTTCTCCGGTATGGTTATGGCTAACTTTATTTTAACTTGAATAATAGCTCACAATGTGAGCGTTTTAGCCGATTCTAAGCCTATCGTTGTGAACTCTGTCTCCCATTTCAGAACTGAAAGCTTTATATACTGCATTTGCGTGTTTTAGCTTAATTTTAGCTTCTGTACTGCCTAATCCTTGATTGTCCAATAAGATTACTTCCCTTTTCAATGCTCTGATATTTCTTTCTAGCTCTCTTTGATACTGTCTAGCTTCATATCCTTCATATTTTTTTCCTTGGAATGTGAAAGGCTTTGTATCAATATTCTTTAACTGCTCTTTTGTGTAAGCATAAGGCATATCCACATCCCAAACAGGTTGTGCAAAGTGTCTACATCCATAATCTTTTTCTTCTCCATGCGTCAACTGAAACAAGCTAGGATATAGTTTCCCTTGCGTATCGTATCGCTTCCCTTGCCACTTCTTATGACTTGGTCTTGCGTTTGCGTGAGCGTCAAACTCAAATACAGTAACTCCCATATCTTTTGCACATTTATTGTTAATTTCTTGTGATGATTCTTTTTCTGCATACTGCATTTGTTGTCTCACCCATACATCCACATTTCTTTTCACGCCTGTATCATATTCCACAATCTTTACACCACTATCCGCCAATTTAGAGATAGCTTTTCTACAAGAATCATCAATTGTGCATTTACCACCTACTACATTTTTAACTTCTTCTTGAACTACCTTTGTAAAGAATACCGGTAATTTATCTTTACCGATTGCATACGTGTTAGCACTTGTCTTGATGTATTTCTTCCAATGCTTTGATGTGTCATTTTGTGGACTGATATATAAATCCATTTTGAGCTTCTTTTTGATAGGTTTCCCGCTTGCTACTTCGATTAAATCAAGCGTTCCTTGCTTACTTTCTTCAAAATCCTTTTTAGATTCCTTGATTACATTTTTTTTAAGGCTTTTTGATTCTTTTTTCGTAAATTTACGCAAATCTACGAGTGATTTTGCCAATATCTCATTAAATTTTGCGTTTTCTTCGGTGCTTTTCTCTAAAACTTCACGAATTTTATTAGATACGAATATCATCATTCCTAATTCAAATACACTAGCACGCTTTACGCTTTTTCTTTCTCTTTCTTCGAGTTTTCTTCTTTTCTCAATCTGCTTTTTTAGGCGTTCTTGTTTCCTTTCTTCTTGCCTTTTTTCGCGTTCTTGCTCCCTTTGTTCTTCTTCACTTAACATTTATATGCCCTCCTACATAAAAAGGGCATTTAAACCCTTTAAAACGCTTTTAAAGCTTATTTAATTAATTCTTTTATCTGATTCTCTGTAATCCATCCAATAGAAGCAAATATTTCTAAATCACTCTTTGTAAATAAGCCTAATTCATAATACGATTTAATTAATTCATAACTCATGTTACTTCACCCCATTCACTTGAGCTTTTAATTGAGCAATCTGTAACATTAATTGTGCGTTAATCTTCTGTTGCTCAGTTGGTACTGTTTTTGGCTCTTCAATCGTTGGCTTTTCTGCTTCTGCAACCTCAACTACTTTACCTTCTACATATTTGTAATTATATCTACCATATTTATCAAACAATCCTTTTTCTAAATACTGTGATTGAGCGTGTACGAATTTATCACCTTCTCCTTCATCAATATTTGTCATGGCTTGCATTTCTTCGTTTGATAGAAAGATTTCAGAATTAATTGATGTAACTTGCTTATCTTCATCTAATTTGACATATACTTTATACATTCTTATCATTCCTTTCTACGCATAAATTTCTGCGTCTAATTCAATGTAACTGTTTTCATCAAAGACGACAGTCATATTTTGTTGAGATACACCTGAAGGAGCCACGAGTAACGTGATTTCTGAATATTTGGTTAGTGTGATAGGTTGCAAATCACTGAATTTATACTTTACATATCCACCGTAATAATAAACCCAAAAGCTTCCTACACCCTTAACAGTCGGCCTTGTTCGCATGTTTAATACGGTTTCACATCCGACATACATTTGTGTTGTAAAATAGCCATTTAGTGATGTATTTACAACATTGTAATACATCATACATCTTTGTAGTTCGTTTGCGTAATTTGGTGCTACGTAAGTGGTAGCTTTACTGCCTTTCTCCAATTTAATCCATTCAATCGTAATTGATGCACCTTGCTTTAATTCTATACTTGCCTCCTTTAAATAAGATAAAGTTACGGTATTTAAGCCTTTTACAATCTTCTTTCCATTTGCATGATTGTATAAATACGCATTACCTGTTACTGCCTTAATATTGCACGATAATGTGCACGTATCATTGATTGCGTGTGCTAAGATTTGTTTAAACCATGAACTTGTATCGGTAGTAGCTAATGATGTGATTGTGGCCGTACCATCAATATTGTATACTACTTGAGCATTAATACTAATCCATCTATCTAGTGTATACGTTGGCTTTGTAGTGTTGTTTGAATATGTTCCACGTCCTCTTTGGTCAACTCTGAAATTTGAGTTAAGCAATAAATTTGGATTACTGAATCTTTCTGCCATGTAATCCATTAATTGCGACAACGTACCTTTTTTTAATCCTGCTCCGTTATGAACAGGCAATAAGCTTGTATCTGTAAAGCTAGGTAATGCGTCTAATTCTGTCACTTGTTTTCCTGGCATGTTATTCCTCCTTGACTTTATATGTCCAATCCGTGCCGACTTCTCCACTTGCTACCTCGTAAGACCAATCGGCTAGGATAGTATTTCCTTTTTCATCCACTAAATCTTGAGCACTTGTTGCGTTCAAATTCGTGGTAAAGTGATTATTCATCACCATTTGATTCAATGCGTTATGTGAAGTAGTTACAGACTTTATTTTCGAGACAAGCCACTGAATAGAAGCTTTGTCTTTAAATACGAAAAACATATGCTAACCCCACATTGTGTTTAAATCGTTTGTTGTAATCGCAGTTAATTCTGATTTCTTAACATATGCCGATAAATCAATGTCTGTATTACCAATCTTTTCAAATGTTTTGCTTTCTGATAACCAAATATATTCATTATAAATATCTTGTGTTCCGTGTGAATGTGCTACCAAATAGATAACACCATTTGAACCTGTAGCAGGTAAGCTCGTTACCTTTTCATATCTAATAGATGTAATATTACCTACTGCCGAATTAATCAACGATTGTACTTGTGATTGCGTTTGATACCCTTTAGCCGTGATAATTGACTCAACGCTCGTCGCCGACTGATATCCACTGTCATTTGTTAATTGTGATGTCTTTGTAGGCACTGTAACATCCACGGCTTTTGAGCTTGGCGTTAATTTCGTACCATTTACCTTTACAGACTCAATCACATTCACTTGAGCACCACTTGCGATACCACTTAATTTGTTTTTTTCTGCATTAGTATAGTCATTTGTCGATAAGCCTTTACCACTTACAACATTAACTTTCCCACCTAATTCAGATTTAATTTTACTGATTAAGAGCGTCAATCCACTCTTATCTAAATATTCAATAGCTATTCTTTTTCCTCCTATAGACTATTCCATAATTCATCTAGTTCGGTTGTTGATACAGATGTCACAGAACCTTCTGCCATAGCTCCAATATCTTCCGGAGTATATACCGGTCTTGTTTCTGCTTTAGCCCACGTTGGAACTGTTGGGTCTATTTCTTCAACCTCTCCAATGATTTCATTACCATTTAATTTAGGTTTGTTCTTTAGCTTGTTGTAATCACTTGTACCTTCAACAAACTTCTCATCTGAGATTTCAATTTGAAGCTTGTCTGATTCATCTTGTATATTCATTTGAATATCTTGCATTAGAATCATGTAATCACTTCCTTATTCAATACTCTATATACCTTTGTTGTCTTGACAGGAGAAGCAATAGCAACTCCTCCTTTTGTAATCATTCTTAATTGAATATTACAAGTACCCTCTTTGAAATTGAGCGTTTCTTCTTGACTTAACAACACTGAAATAACATTTCCTTCAATGTCTAAATCACTTGATTCTTTTTTTAAGATATATCCGTTCTGTTCAAATACCACATAGATATTCTGCATTTCATTTAAATCAATATCGTTTATTGTGATTTGAATTGTTGGCGTAGTTCCTTGTCTCATGATTTCACCTTGTAAGTCCAATCTTTGCCTACTTCACCCGACTCAACTTCATACGCCCAATCGGCTAGCATTTCATGACCGTTCTCATCTACCAGTGTTCCATCTTCTGTTAATAGAATCGTAGTGAAATGGTTATTCATAAGCATTTGTTCTACATTTGCAATTCGGTTCATTAACTTACCTGCGGTATTTGAATCCAACGTATCTTTTACGCTTGCGAACCATTCATTGAACTCTGTTCTATTTGCATTCATTTCAGATTCATTCTGAGCTTTAATTTCCTTGAATAACTCAGTAACTTGAGTGAACAAATCCAATGATTGTACGCTCTTAATTGCGCTTGTAACTGCTCCGCAACGTGTAGAATCTAATCTTGTATCAGTAATATCTGAGCCTTTAACTTCACTTGAATTACCTGTGACCGTGACTGTAGCTAGTACTAAATCATAAATAGAATCACTTCTTGTAATTCCACTGTTAATATCACTTGCAACTAATGTGATGTTTCTGTGTGCGTCATTATCATTCAGTCTAAGAATAATATTGTAGCTTTTGGTTGCGTTATTCTTTTCTAGTGTGATGGTTTCGTCATCCCTTTGCCAATAGAATGCTCCATTGATATTCGCTCGTCCTGCTTTAACTGTTAATGTTAAGCCTTGAGCTTTCTCGACTCTTAAATGGTCTGAACCGGAATCATCTACGAACACGCCATTTGTAAAGTAGCTTGAGAATAATCTTCTGAAAGCGTCATATAATACTAATCTATCGCCATTTCTTGAGACGAATGGAAAATATGTTGTTGCTATTCTTCTTCATCCTCCTCTCCATCATCTTGAATTTCTTCATTTAATAACTCAGTTGCTTCTTCTTCAGTAAAGCCGTATTGCTTCATAAAGTACATAATTTTCAATCTTGGAATATCAAATGTTAATGCGTCATTCCTTAACGCTTGTGCCGTGCTTTGCTTATCCTCGATATATGTATCGTCATAATCAATCGCAATGTCTAATGAATTGATATTAAGCTTTCTGCCTTGTGTCAATTCATAGAAGTATGCTATTGCTTGAATGATATCTTGAATATATGCAGTAGACTCTTTTCGTTGTGCATTCACTTCCTTCATTGCGTCTTGATTCTCACCGATATATTCGGTAGCAGTGACAATTCTTCCACTTTCAAAGGTGTATTTCTTTGTGCCAAATCCAAACATCATAGATAAGATACTTAATGCGGTTTCTAGTGATTGCACAACTTCTTGTGTTCTAACTGTTGGATTGTATTCTTGCCATAACGCTTTTTCTTCCGGTAGTTTGTCTCTACCTAATTGAACGAAGATATTCTTTAATTGTGGATTCTGTTTAACCTTTCCATTCTTGTCTTTCTGCATTAACGCTTCATTTACAAGAACGATTTTATCTGATTTCAATAAATCTCGATTCCACATTGTCATTGTCAAATCAATTGTTTTTAAAGGAGCGATTGCGCTCCAAATCTTTGGTAAGCCGTACCCTTGCATTTGTAAGTTGTTGACTTTTGCGTTTCTCATAATCGCAAACGGCTTGACCACATCTAATTGAACAATTTGAGCACGGTCTTTTATTTCTTCGCCTGTATCTTTGAAGTAATGTGTTTCTGCAATATATCTTTCGTCTTGTCCTTTTAAGAACATGACCATCACATATACTTTTTTTAATTTCTCATAATTTACTCCAACGAAAGCAACTTCCACAATTTCATCATTAATAACAGTTAGTGGAAGGATATTCATGGAATCACAATAATTAATTCTAATTTCTCCCCCACTGAATGTACCATCTTCATAAATCTCGGCATTTGATACCGTCACATAAGCTCCTACCGTACCATTTGCAGACATTTGCTCAACTTGTTTCCTATACATTACATCAAATCTATTCTTTGTTAGAATGTCTGAAATAATGTCATTTGTAGCACTGTCCTCTGTTGCGTTTATATCCAAGATTTCAATTAAGTTTGCATCATCTTCACACAAACGCTTTGCAAAGTCTGTCTTATCCAATGTATATTGCTCATTATTTAATGTGTATGCCGTATGAAATTCTGTTTCGGTATTTGTGTACCACTTGTTGCACAATTCAATAATTTCAATTGCGTTTGTGTCTACATAATACCCTCTATCGTTTAGGTAATTCTGAAACCACGGTCTACGTGTGTTAGATGTTTCTATTTCTTACCTCCTTAAATCTATATATCCACTATGTGTGATAAATGTATAGCAGAACGAATCCCAATCATCATTGATATTGTTTACGTTCTCATCTTTTGGGATGTCTATCTTTTCATCCCATACTAATTCGCTCAATGCGTTAATTAAATTCTTACAATGTTCTTCTATCTTCAATCTACCTGTAACAAGTAAGCTATCAACCGTTATAGGACGGTCTGCTAACTCATTCTTCTTAACTGGTGCAATTATACTACCGTCTAATCCTTCGGCGTAGAAATAAGCTCTAAGCGTGTTTATCAACGTATTAGAAGCACTGTCCGGAAATATCCATTCTACATATCCGTAACATTCAACACAACGCTTATAGAACCTTACAAATGCTTTGCAAAACTTTGTTGCGTCTATTGCATTTGACTTTGCCATGTCTCCTTCATCAAGTGCCCACATATAATCCCAATCGTTCGTAAATCCTGTTAAATGCCATGAATATTTCGAGCCATTGTCTCCAAAATCAACGCCTATGATTAAATGACTGAACCTTTTTCCTTTTTCTTTCATCTTCTCTTTTAAATGTTGATATTTGAATAGGTAAGGTTTGCAATCATTAGCAAAATAAGGGAATACAAGTCCTTCGGCAACCATTCTTTCCCCTAGAATATCTCGCTTGTACCATACTGAATTCATATCATATTTGTTTTGGATTTCTTCGATTCTTTCTTGGCTCATTGTAGCATTGTCAAAAATATTGAAGTGCTCATATCTGTACCAATCTAACCCCATGAATTTATCTATGTAATTCTTATAAATGTCTGCGTTTGGATTTGATGGGTTTAAATCCCATAATGTAAATGGATGTACGCTTGCAATCTGTCTTGCCATTGCTACCTTAATAAAACTTGTTCTAGAATCCTCACAATCGTAATGCTCATTTATTTCGGTCGCTATCCATCCGCCATATGAGTTACCTAATATACTCTTATATGAATCGGACTTCCCACCACCTGTAAATATAACTATCTTTTCGCCTGTCTTTGTTTGAATAAATAGTGCTTCGTTTGATTTGTATTTACCCCAACGACAACGTCCACGAAAGATATGCTCTAAGCCGAAACCATTGCAGTCACCTATATTTAATTTTGCATTCGGTAAGCTTGACCCACTCGCTAAATGTATTTTATCTTCACATGTTTCTAAATACATTGAAAAGATTATGCAGTGGTCAATCGTTTTACCACTTCGTACCGCTCCTTCTGCTACACTTTGTTTGTAATTTAGGGCGGTCTTAATATAATTCTTATGTTTATCTGAAAATTTCCCCCAAGGAATCGTTCTAGTCATCATTTTAATAAATCTGCTAAAGGCGTTAAGTCCTCAATCTCATGCGTCATTGTTTGCTCAACCTTTTCGGTCTGTCCAAGCATTTGTTTACCTAACCAAATAAGCATGGTCGTATTTCCTTTTGACGCTTTGTCAAATTGCATACGTCTTAAACTTCTTTTTGAGTGGCTTATACCTCTTTTATATATCTGACAAAACTTTTTATTTCTTAGCAATGTTCTTACTGAACACCCTAGAAAATCTGCAATTTCTTCTTGAGTACATCCAATAGAAGCAAGCTTTTCAACTGCTTCATAATCAATCTTTATTCTTGGACGTCCTCCTGCGTGTTTCTCTGCTATTTTAATACCCCCTATAACAATCATATTGATTCAATTGTTTTTTAAGCCTTTGCAATCTTTTTCTTAAATCTCTTTTTCTATATTCTGATGTCGTGTTTTCTAATTCTTCTTCAACGCTTTTCATTTGGCGTAAATATTCTTCTCTAGACATGTCTTGCTTCTTCTGTTTCAAGTTCTGTAATCTCCTCTGTTCTTTTTAAGAATGTTACTGAATTATCATATTCGTAAATGATGTCATTATTTTCATCAAATCCTACAGGCTTTAAGACTTTTTCAAAAATCTTATAAGGTGATTGTCCTGCTTTTGGTGAATTCCATAAATAATGCAGATAATCTTTCATTGTCATTCCTGCATATTTCGCCCTAGCTTCTGATGAATTTGTATTAAAACCAATTGCTTTGTTACGTTCAAAATCTAAGAAGTACATATCCTTTTCAATATCTTTCCAATGTACTCTTCCATGTTTCTTTGCAATTTGTAAAGCTCCACTAAAATTTCCTCTTGAGTAATCCCAATTCTTGCCTAATGCGCAACAACAACAGTTATTCGAGCATTCTTTAAAGTGTGCGTCTGATACATAGAATCTCATGCCTAATTCATCACATAGCTCTTTCATCTTTTGAATGTATTTAGCCTTTACTTTTCTGTTAAGTCTTAAATATCCACTTCCATTTGAATGTTTTCTATAAAAATCTACAATATCAAATCCTGCACATTCACTAATCACATCATAATGCTCCTTAGCTTGTTTAATAGAGCGCATTTCTAAGCAAAAGAACTCTGTAGTAACTGCAGTAGCTCCTGCCTTTTTTGCTTCTCTAATTAAATCTAGATAGGTTTTATCTGACACTCCTACAATAAATGGACGCAACCTTAAAGTTGCACCACCTTTTGATAGTTCAGTATACTTTTTCATTGCTTCAAGTCTTTTTCTTGGACTTGGCACACCTACTTCGATTTTTCTTGCGTCCTCTTCATCTAGTGTGATGATACTAAACTTAACATTCCAATTGTCTGCGTCTTTGAATAACTCTTGATATTTAGGGTCGTTAAATACCCATGCCGATTTCGTACTAAAACAGATAGGATAGTTAATAGATTTTAGATACTTGAGCATTTCATAGGTTTTACCATATTTCTTTTCATATCCGTCGAATTGGTCCGATAATCCACCATATTGAATAGGACGTCTGTCTTTAATGTATTTATAGAATTGTGATTTTGTATCTTCTCCACTGAAAATCTTTTTACACTTCTCAACATTGATACATTTCACATCTTTATTAAGATATGCTTCTTTACTTGCACCAATACCTCTTTGATATTGGCTAAAACAATAAACACATCCAAATGAACAGTTGGAATATGTGTCAAATGTTACCGGTAATGAGCAATCTGCGATTTCTCCTGTCCATCTTGGTGATTGATATGTCTCACTGATTTTATTCACCTTATATCCTCCATTTCCTTTTCAACAATACTGTTCTATCTTTTTTTGTTACCATATCCGGATATTTCTTTACTAGGCGTCTAAGCCATAGTTCTTGTTCTCCTCTTTGGTATCTGTCATACATTCCGCCTTTTTCCTTTCCCATGTAAGATTTATTTGGCACAATGTTATTTACTCTAGCTATGATATACCCTTGCCTAATCATTCTTAGATTCAATTCATAATCCTCTAACATATCCCATTTCTCATCAAATTTGATTTCTTCACTTTTAATAACAAAACACAATCCACCTTGTACGAGTGTATTGAATGAATATGTTTCACCTTTCTTAACATAGCTAGCTATATTCATATTATTGGTTGTGGGTAGACATCCCATGAAGTGAATATTGTTCTTTTGCATAAATGAGAATACCTCATTAAATGTCTTATCCAACTCAGTGATTTTTTTCTGCGTTCCACATTTATTCCCTTGCTTTTCTTCCCATTTTCTAAAATCTCTGATGTCATCATCTAGTAAGATGATTTTTGCCCCATTTTCAAAATAATTTAGAATGTTATTTCTATTCGAAGCTACGTTATTCCCACGCCTAGTAATGATTTGAGCTTGACTCCCTAATTCTTCAACATAAGTTTTGAAATCATTTGAATCATTTAAGCTAATAACAATTCTTTCATCTTCAATCCCGCATTCTTTTAGTGCGTGATATGTTTTACATTTTGGTCTATGATAACTTGCTATTGCATAATAGATGTTATTCATGCATTAATTCCTTGATGTCGTAGCACACTTTTAATTCAGTTACCTGTAAAAGTTTCTCTAAGAATAGTTGCTCTTCCTCTGTTTCATATGTAATGATTACACGTTGTTTTTTTAACATTTCTTCTGAATGTTCGCTAAATGCGTCCATAAGCTCGTTGTCATATCCTTCTGCTTCCATATCCTCAGTTAATGCACTAATTTCAAAATCGCCAAATCCGAAATCTCTCATGTCGATTCCGTCGATTTCTTCTAGCTCTTCCATTTCTGTTTTTAATGCGTCTAAATCCCACGAAGCTTTTTCTGCCGTTTTATTATCTGCAATTCTAAATGCTTTTACTTGCTCATCCGTTAAATCATCTGCAACCACACAAGGAACAGTTTCTAAGCCTAATTCTTGACTAGCTTTATATCGTGTATGACCTGCAACAATAACTCCATTTTTATCAATAACAATAGGGACTTTGAAGCCGAATTCCTCAATAGAATTTTTAACAAATTTCACTGCTCCATCATTGATTCTAGGGTTATTCTCATAAGGTTTTAGCTCATTTAATCTTTTTTCAACAATATTCATTATTTCCCCTCCTTTTAAACTCATAGAGCGTCATTTACATTTATACAAGTATTTGTATTCTTGATGTATTCATCACAGTATAATTCCTTTTTATCGCCGTTATACGTCACCTCATAGTAATTGTCTGTGCTTTGAGCACTAATTAATGCTTTATTGTTTTGAAGCACTCTAACCATCCATACAACGAACATTTCACTGATTGCAATATTTGGGTTTACTTGAAATACTGCATTCATTGCTAATTCTTGAAATTCTTTTGAACCCATATTCTCCTCCTTATTATTAAAAGAACCGAGACAAATGCTCGGTAATATATCAAAGCCTAATTGTATGCCATTGTTGGTATTTAATATCTAATTTGGGAAGGACTTACTGATAGGCTTTGTAATCATGGTTGCAGGAGAAGGAATTGCACCATTCGACCTCTAGCTAATAAGACTAGTGAGCTACTACTGCTCTATCCTGCTAAAACAATTATTACATGAAAAAATGCTCACAATGTGAGCACTTTCTTCAAGTTCTTGTTTATTTTTCTTGGAATTTCTTCTCTTGCATAACCCACAATATTAGATGTCTTTTCTGCACTAAATCCCTTTATATATCTATACTCAATCATTGTTCGAGTCGTATCATCAAGTTGGCTTAATTTATCTTTTACATAATTCATTCTTCTTGCATAATCTGCATGAGCCAAGAATAGCTCGGCTTTTAAAGGATAAATTGCTTCATCCCTTTGTAGCTCTGCTATCTTTTGCTCATAATATGTGTACGATTGGCATTCACACAAGAAGTGTCTCTTAATATCTTCATACGTGCTCATGAACTGTATACCTTATACAATCTATCTTTTAATTCGCCAACTTCACTTCTTAATTTCTTGATTTCTTTAGCTTGAGTATGAATTGTTGCGTTTCTTTCTTTTATAGTCTGCTTCAATTCAATATTCTTCCTTCCTAGTCTATTGTTTTTATAAATTAACTCTTTAATCCTTTCTTCATAATTCATTTCTATTAATTTCACCTCCTAGAATGGTAAATCATCTGAAGCAATTTCAAAATTGCTTCCATCGTTATATTCTTGTTGTGCAATTTGTTGTGTCAAACTAGGTTGTGCATACGTGTTTTGCGTTCCGTAAGTGTTGTTATATGCTTGATTCGGTTGTTGATATGTATTTACATTAGGATTGTAATTCTGCCCATTAGAAGCGCTTTTAGGTGGTAATTGTACGTTACTAGCTACCACTTCAGTGATATAAATTCTTTGTCCTTGTTGGTTCTCATAATTTCTAACACTGATTCTTCCTTCAACAGTAACTAAATCGCCTTTCTTACAATACATATTTACAATGTCTGCTAATTTATTCCATGCTACGCAATTAATAAAATCTGTAGTGTTATTGTATCCGTTTACTGCTACCGTAAATTTTGCTACGCTATTTCCATTTTGTGTTTTTGCTAACTCAACGTCTTTAGTTAAGTGCCCTGCTATTACTGCTACATTAATCATTTTCTACCTCTTTTCTATTTTTCACTTACTTCACAATTTGCTAAAATATCTTGAATCTTTGTATCATAATCAACACATTTGAAATATCCTTTATCTTTTAACTTTATTAATCGCTTAAACTTTGAAAGTGTATAACCTTCATGAACATAACTATATGTTTGGATTAAATCATATTCAAACTGGCTCAATTTATATGTTGGCTTCTTGTATGGACTTGCTAACCATCTAAGTCTTTCTTCTCCACAACGACCACAAGGACCACCAAAATCACATTTATCACAATGTACATCCTTACACCGCATAGGTTTTCCGTTAGTTACCGCAAAACTATTAATACCAAATATTCCTATATCATCGAAATATCTTTCAAGATTCGTTTCTTGTTTTATTTCCTGCTTTTCATCTTCTAACCAACCAAGTTCTTCACATTGTTTATGAATTGCATTTTCTAACAAATGATTAATATTAATAGTAATTCTTCCATAACAATATAAATTTGTAATTGTTACACGTTTTTTCTCAAACAATATGCTATTTTCAAAATCAGAAATATAAAGCAAAACACCTTCACTTTCTTCTTTTTTTTCATAGCCTAATTCTTCAAACATCTGTTCTGCATTCATTAAATCCACCTCAATCAACAATCTTTCTACCACAATTTGGACAATACTTAGGTGTGTATTCGTAAGTACATTCATCACCAGTGTCATCATCTTCGTCCACTTTAATTTCTTGATACTCTTCAAGTACAATCCCACAATTTGAACATTCGAATCGGTCACATAAATTGTACTCGGACAGATTTTCGCAAGTCTTTTCATCTAGCCATCCAAGCTCTTCTGCTTGTTTATCAATAGCTTGCAATATATCTCCCTCGATTTTCACTTCCATGTAGGTGTCTATATTAATTTCTTTTTCTGATAAGTCGAACGTTATTTCAAAAGTTGAGTATCCAAATTTTTGTAAATAAATTATTTTGTCATCTTCTACATTTCTTTTGTATCCTAGTTCTTCAAATATTTCACTTGCAGTCATACGTTTTTATTTCCTCCTTAAGCTCGTTTATAGCTTGTTTAACAACTTTCAAATCTAAATCAAAGTTACTAACTAAATCTGCCATACGATTGTTAGAATAGCTCTGTAAAGCCGATTCTAGCGTTGTATGGTATGAGATAGGCTTTTGTACGTCTATCTTATTTCCTTCTTTGTCTTTACCTTTTGCAAATGTTACAAGGGCGAATGAACCACCGCTAGAAGTGATTGCATAATTGTTTTGTAA